TCCTCCTTGGGCTGGAACTCGGAGAACCACACGAACTTCAACATCTGATTGGCGATCGCCAGGCTGATCACGCGGTCGTCGTAGGGCGAGCCCTGCATCTTGCCCTTGTCGGTGCGCACGAAGGTACGCAGTTCCGCGAGGGTCTCGGCGCACCACAACGTCAGCTTGCCGTCGTCACGGAGCTCGCGCCCCAACTCGTCGATCATCAGCGGCTTGGTGACCTGATCGGTGCGATACCCGAGCACGTCGGTCGGTACCGAGTTCTTGTACTTGGGCGAGCGTTGGTAGTAGATCGGAAAGTAACCGATACGCCGCAGCGCAGTCAGGGTGGTGAGACCATGCATGTTGGACTCGACCCCAACCAGGGCCCGGTTGTACCAGTTGCCGAGTCGAGCCAGCACGTCGCTACCCAGCAGATCAGGGTCGATCAGTCCGCACCAGGTCGCGACGACGTGACCGTTGCGTGCGTTGATGACGTGGACCGAAGCACGGTCGCTGTGTTCGAGGCCCTGCGACGGGTCAGCGCCGATGACGTACTTGCCGTCCTTGTCGGGGGGCTCCCATACGTGCAGCGAACCGCCATCCTCGATGAACTGCAGGCGCTGATTGAGGTAGCCCATCAGCTGCGGATCGCGTGGTTCGATTTCACGCAGGCGGCGCAGATCGAACACCGGACGACCTGACTTCAAGAACGCGTCCTCGGCGTTGTCGGGATACTCCTGCGCCATCTGCCAGTCCGGGAGCTCAGCCGACTTGGCGTCGTACCAGGCTTGGTCGCGACCGTTGGCGGACCACGGGAAGAACAGCGGCTCGAAGCGGTTATGGCCGACGATCGCCTCCGACCACAGGGCGTGGAACAGGTTCCCCTCGCCGTTAGCGGTCGACATCATGATGATCCGGCCACCCACATCCGCGACCGGCTCGATCGCGCCCCACGCTTCCTCGCTGTTAGGCAGGAACGCCAACTCATCGACGACGACCAAGTAGGCCGACTCACCACGCGCCGGGTCGGATGCTGAGGGCAGCGACTCGATGTAGCTGTTGTTGGTGAACGTGAACGTGGTCAGCGTCTGGTTGATCGGACCACCGCGATACTTCATCCAGTCCGGCAGGAACTGGTAGCCGTACTTGGCCTTGCCCAGCAGCTTGATCGCTTCCCGCTCGGTGCGGCTCAGCATCAGCACGGCGCGGTCGGGATAGAAGAACGTGAGCCAGAAGGCGTAGGTCGCGATCAGTGTCGAGAACCCGATCTGACGCGCTTTGAGGATCAGCACATGACGGTGGTTGATCCAGGTGAACACAGTCTCGACCTGAGACTCGAACGGCTGGAAGATGATGCGCCCGCGCTCGGGATGACGGATGCACCAGAAGTGCTCGCAGAAGTACATGAACCCCTGCAGCAGTTGGTCGGGATCGTCGGTCTGCGGTGCGCACAGACGCCACTGCTTCTCGCGCCAGACATCCTCGAACGAGTAGTCATCAGGGCGAATCGTTTCCAGTGCGCTCATGGTGCCGGGTCGGGGGGCCAGTGCGCCTGCACGGCAGCGAGGATCGCGCCATCGGTGACCACGTCGGCATCATGGCCGGGCGATCCACGGCCAGCAAGAACCCCTGCCTCGTACTCGGCTTCGACAGCGTCCGCCACCGCCCAATACATCGAGTTCGGCACGCCGAAGTTCTGACGTATCTGCTGCGCGAACTGTGTCTCGCTGAGCGTCGGGTTGTTGATCGCTTCGCCCTGCACGCACGCCTGCACGCGGTACTGCAGATCGGGATCGTTGGCAGCGCGGGCGACCGTGTTGAAACTCATTGCATGTGTCCTTCCAGTTCCAGGATTTCGATCCGCCGCGTCAGCTGCTGGATGTGATCGAGCAAGGCCACCGCCACCTGCGCGTAGTCGATGCCGACGCAGTTGCCGAACATGTCGTGTGTGACCGCCGATGGCAGCACGCGCTCGACTTCCTCGGCCACCAACCCCAACCGTTCGCGTCTGCCTTCATGGCCGAGAATCCCAACCTCATCGACGATGCGATGCGTCGCCGGGTTGGGCGTGTAGCTCTCGCCCTCGACGGGCTCGATCCGCAGCGCGCCGACCTTGGGTCGGAACGCCACCGGACGCAACGCCATCACGTCGATCGGCGGCACCACGTCGGCGGCGGGGTCCTGGACACCGACGATCGGCTCGTAGCCGCGCACCGAGCGCACGTCGCGCTTGGCGGTGATCGTCGAGTTGACCTCGAACGCCGACGCCTGCAATGGGACGAAGCCGGTCATGCTCTCGTTGACGCACCCAATCTTCGATCCCAGGACACCCTGTGCTCGGAGTTGGGGAGCAACGTTGGGTGAGTGCAGCGCGATGCCTGCGGCCTGGTTGTTGGTCGCGATTTCGTAGATAAGGATGCCCGCGTCGCCCCAGCTGTAGCTGGGGCGAGTGGCGTCAATCTGAATCCGCTTGTTGAACAGCGCACGGCTGCCATCGAACGTAGCCAAGGCGGTATACGCCGCGTTGCGGAAGAAGATCGTGTTGCCATCGAGGTAGAGGTCGGTCTTGCCGTGCAGGTTGATGAAGTTGGCGTCGCTCGATATGCGCGGCGCGGTCGCCAGGTTGGGGGTCGACGTGGTGGTCGCCAGATACAGGTCGATCGTGCCTGGAACGCCGAGGTTGAACACCTTGCCACCGGGGTAGGCCCGGAACGGCGTGCCACTCGTCGCGTCGTAGAGGAAGAAATCCTTGATGCCGTTGCCCACGAAATCCTGGCCGATTTCCCAACCGCTGCCGATCCCGATCCGTGCGCGACGTGATGTGGCGTGGATCGACTCCGCGATCGCCAGTCCACGCGGGAACTGCTGCGCGTCGCCACCGTGGATCGACACTTCGCCGCCGTAGTAGTTGAGCCGCAACGTCTGTGCCGCGCCGTTAGTGCGACACATCATCCCGGTGCGGTAGACGACGAGATTGTCGGCGTTCGTGGGACCGATCACCAACGGATCACCCAGCGCCGGAGTCGACGCCAACGAGGGAGCGTAGGTCGACGGGACGTGCAGCTTGGGCGGGTCGTAGCCCCAGCGCACCGCGAAGTCGGGCGCGCCGTTCTTGATGATCAGGTCACCGAGCGCGCCCCCGACCGGCACCGGCCCACCGCTCGGGCCTTGCGGGCCCGACTGTGCGATCGGCACGAACGTGCCACCGACCTTGGCGTACAGGACACCCATCGCTACGCCGTCACCGAGAACTGGTAGTCGACGGCCCACGCACCGATATCGGGCGACGGCCCCGCCCACGGCTTGTAGGTACCATCCGCCGAGAGGTCCACACGCGCGAGGGTGATCGCAGCAGATGGGTTGAACGCCAGCGGATATGGCCGCAAGTGGGCGGGTGGTCGAAACCCGACTGGCAGCGTGAACGCGGTCTGCCCGTAGGTCACGCCCGTTCGTTTCATCGTGCCCCGCAGATACACGATGTCGGCCACCTTGCGGTACTGGACGACTTGTGAGGGTCCGCCCTCATTGACCCAACCGTTCTCGAACGTCACGGCAGTCCAGGCGGTCGGCTTGTCGCTGTCGTCGCGCCATTCGGTGTCTTGGTCAGCGCCCGACTTCTTGGTCAACACCTGCCCGACCGCGCCACCGGCCGGGATTGGCACCTTCCATTCGGTGTCGTTATCGGTGCTCGATTTCTTGGTCAGCACTTGACCAGGCGTGCCGCCAACGGGCACACCGAACGGCAAGCCGGTGGCGTCGGTGTCGTACCAGAAATCGACGACCGCATCGGTCGGCTCGGTAGGGCTGATGATGACTTCGTCGGGCCCGACCGGACCCTGTAGACCCTGCGGCCCCTGAGCGCCGGTTGCCCCCGTGTCGCCCTTGACGCCCTGCGGACCTTGCACGCCCTGGATGCCCTGCGGGCCCTGCGCCCCGGTAGCGCCGGTATCGCCCTTGACGCCCTGCGGACCCTGGATGCCCTGCGGCCCGGTGTCGCCGGTATCACCCTGGGGGCCTTCCGGCCCGGCTGGACCAGTGGCGCCGGTCGCGCCCTGGATGCCCTGCGGACCTGTAGCCCCGATCGGACCCTGAGCGCCCTGCGGTCCGGCTGGACCAGTGGCGCCGGTCGCGCCCTGCGGGCCCTGACTGCCAGGAATACCCTGCGGACCCTGTGGACCGACCGCACCCTGCGGGCCTTGGACGGTACCGACATTCACCCATGCGGTCCCGTTCCAGGCCCAGCCGATGCCGTTCGAGTCGGTCCACAAATCGCTGTCTTCGGGGTTGGGGGCCTGCTCCCCGGTGGGGGGGCCGGGGGTATTGATCGACCCCTTGAAATCCCAGCCCATCCCGCCGCCACCACCCTGCGCGATCCGGCGTCGCAGGTCGAAGAAATCCCGCCGCTCGGGATCGCGCGTGCGCGGCTCGAACCCCGAGTGGCTAGGGCGCGTCACGACGCCTCGTCAACCAGACGCAGCTTGCGTTCCTGCTCGGCGTGGGCGGTGATGATCGCGTCCAGCTGCTCGTCGGTCAGGTCTTGCGCCGGGCGCTTGACGGTGAGTTCGATCTGCTGCGGCCGCATCCCTTCCGCAATCTCCATGTACGTCTTGGCGGCGGTGACGTGACGCGGATCGTCGGGGTCGGAGCCGGTCTTGAACAGCGTGTCCATCAGCGTCGACTTGCGCTCCGGGCTGCCGATCGTCTGCAGGTAGTGCGCCTCCCAGCGGCGCACGAAGTCGGGATCACGCTTCCATTCCGAGAGCCGGGTGGTGGCGACGCACAGCACCTTCGCCAACTCGCTCTGATGGCGCGGCTCACGATCGCGGGGCGGCGTACACAGCCACTCGATGAAGCGTTGCTGCTTGAACTCGGTTCCCCGGCGCGCCACGCGACGATTGTGGCAGACCAGTCCCTATAAGGCGAGCAGGCCGAGCGCGGTAGCAGCGAGCCCGAAGTCGGTGAGCGGCACGCCCACTGCCTGCTTCGCCAACTTGGCGATCGCCGCGATCGCGAACAGGATGAAGGCGATCAGGAACAGAACCTCGGACCAGTTCTCGTTCGACCACATGGTGGAGAGCATGAGGGGCACGTTACTTCATCGTGGAGTAACTAGGTTATACCCTTGTTGCCAACTTGACCCGGCTACTAGACCTGCTAGACTATTGGGATGGCTAGAGACCTACTTGATCCCGAGACCGACAACAGACGGCTGGGCCCGGAAGACACCCCCGTGCAGCTGAACGTCAAGGTCCCCTGGCACTACCGCGAGCAGCTGGTACGGCTGGCGAAGGAGAGCGGGCTGTCGCTCAACCGCTTCGTCGTCAACGCCATCGTCCGCTCCGTTCCGCCCGACCGGCGATGACCCCCAACCAGCAGTCGGTGCGGCTGCTGCGCGAGCGGGGCTACATCGCGGATGTCGTCGAACTGCGCATCCCTGGCACCAACCAGTCGCGCGACCTGTTCGGGATCATCGACATTGTGGCGATCGGCAACGGCCAGACGGTCGGCGTGCAAGCAACCACCGCCGATCACGTCAGCCACCGCCGCGTCAAGATGTTGGAGAACCCGGCCTTGGCGGAGTTGCTGCGCTGCGGGTGGCTGATCCTGATCCACGGCTGGCGCAAAGACGGTCGGCTGCGCGAGGAAACGCTGTCATGAACACTGCCACAGCCCTGCTTCATGATGAGTTCCGACAATGCCTGTGGCACATCGCCTCCGACCCGCAAAGGAATCAGATGGAACGCGACCTTGCATCGCTCTCGCTCTCGCTCTACGACGCCGACCCCGAGCATCCCGCGGTGGTCACGCTCGTCAACCAGTTCACGAAGCGAGCGCTGTCGTGAGCCTCGATATCTCCGAACTGGAACCGACCACACGCAATGACTACCGGCGTGCAAACGGCGCCCCGATGGTCATGGTGGACGGACGCAATGAACGCTTCTCGCGGCCCAGCAGCTTCGCCAAACCACTCGATGACGAGTCGGCGTTGGTCAACTGGAAGATCGACAGGGCCTGTGTCGGCGTCGCCTACGACAAGGCGCTGCAAGCCGCATACGTTGCAGTGGCCTCCGACGACCGAGAGCAACTCGGCAACCTGCGCGAGAAGGCAATCGCTGCTGGGCGTGGAGCCGAACGCGCAGATATCGGAACCGCTCTCCATGCCATGTCCTGTCGTTGGGAACAGAGCGAGGAAGGGTTCGCTCCCCCGGAACCGTACTTCTCATCACTGTGTGCATACTCCGCCGAGTTGAAGCGACTCGGGCTGCGCTCGACGCACTACGAGTTCCACACCGTCAACCGTGAGTACCGTTGCGCGGGGACTGCCGACCGGCTGTACGAAACCACGCTGCCTC